GATGATCTAAGGCCGTGTTCATGAACCAGGGGTTGAAGTTATCGGTCGCTGCGGCGAGATCTCCGCTTGCGAAAGGCCGACCGACGATGTAACTGGACTTAAAGTCGTGGACCCACTCGGCTACCGTCCGTCCTGCAACCATCCATTTACACTTCCGTAGTCGCTTAAACATGTAGTCGTTGAGGAACGACCACTCGCTAGCTTCTATGGAAGAAATGGTTACAGTACGGAACTTGCCGCCGGTGAAGATTGTGTCCGCTCTGACACTGTCCTTCAGGTCCGCCAGTTCCTTCATCGTTTCTTCATTCCTAAACCCGTTCACCAAGAACTCTCTCTTTCCTCCCGCGGACAGCGGATTCTCCAGGCACGATTTTCCGGAGTTAGGGAATGACTGAACCTTCTCGTCGTCTCCAGGTTTCTTGAAAAGGATCTTCAATACTTCCTTAAAGAACTTCTTATGACGAGTCTTCAGTAGGCTCCCTGCTTTCGGTACACGCGACACCCTTGCTTGAAACTCGCGAGTGGCTTCATCTGCAAGACGAGGATCTGTTACACAGAACCCTTTCTTCGCCATGTAGATGCCAAATGCCACCGCCGGGTCTCTAGTTCGGAACCGCGCATACTCGAACACTCCAGTGCCCGGAGTTTCCACTCCGTCGATCTTCTTGCCAAGCATGGCCATCAACGAATAGTTTGCCTCCTTTTTGTCATACCTCAGCTCCGGGATTCCGATTCCTTTGCAGTAGCATTTGAACAGCTCCTGCATCATCGGCCTCAACTTCGTGAGCCAGGCATCAAGGTTGGCGTCTGCGCGTGCCCGGTTCTTGGGCTGCGCGTTGCGCCAGATAGCATACCATCCGTCGATAGCCAACAGAGCGTCTTGGACTCTTCTCGACTTGCTACGGAACGAGGTCTTCATAGGCTCGAAGGGATCCTCCCTGGGCCAGTAAGAGTAAGCGACTTCGCGCATCTTGTGCACGAATTCTTCTACTCTCGCTTCCCGGGCCTGGATTCTACCCTCAAGTCGACCTCGCAGACGACTAAGGTAATTGTCGTCCGACCGAACAAGTTTCGAAACGTCCTTGACAAAGGCATCGATCGTTTTTTCTTCCTTGTGCTCTAGATGGGCGATTGCATCGTCCATCATAGCACGAAGGGTTTTCCCTTCATTTCGCCGGTTAACAACTCCGGCATTCCCCTCTTTACTACAGTCGTCTTGGGGACGAACTGCAGAGTGCCTACCGAACCCTCGTAGGAGCTCAGCCGTAGACGGTGCCACTTTACCGTTACCCGTAGGTGGCGAGGCAGTGACCGCCTTGGTTGCTACTTTACCGTTACCCGCAGGTGTCGAGGCAGTAGCCGCCTTTTTGTCAGTCTTACCGGCATGCGCGAGATCAGCCAAGAACTCACGCTTCGGGGCGCTGACAGCCCTCCCCAGTTTCCTGCGCCACACTGCGTGCGGACCCAAGAACACTGTTGCAGTTCTCGATC